TTAACATTCAATTTGCCGACATTAGAGATGAGTTTGGGGTTGCTTATGCAAGTATTTCAGCATTCGACACAATTATATTTGACGCAACGGGTTTTAGCTCGGCTGGGGGCGGTAGCTCAGCGACATTTTTAAGCGTTGCGAATTTCAGCGCTTTGCCAGATCCAACACCTTTGACGGGAAAAGTTTATTTCGTTTCTGCAAAACAGGGTACATATTTGTTTGGGACTTTAAAGCCAAAAGGCTTGTACTACTCAAACGGCGTTAGTTGGGAGTTTAGAGGAGAGCCCGAATTTGCTACTCAAATAGATGTTGACGCTGGGACAATTTCAGAAAAATGGGTCAGCCCTTTGACGTTTGCGAATGCTTCAAAATGGAGCAACTACGAAACGTCTACTTTATTAAACGCAAGGGATACGGCAAATAGGAATACAGACAACCATACCAACGGAACTACAAATAAGGTGTACACAACCGTAGAAAAAACTAAATTAGCTTCTTTGAATGCAGAACTACTGTCGTTCACTGAATTAACGGCTACTGCATTAGTTACTCATACAGTAACAACCTCGGCAACGGCAACGGCTATCAACTTAAATAGTGATGCTACAAATAGATTCGCAAAGGTTGTGTTTATTGCTCCTCCGAGTGGTCAAGTGAGTGTTAACATTAACTTTGATGCTATCCTTACGAATAGTGCAACAAATTTAAGAATAGGACTTCACGATTCATCTACGGCAACAACGACACCAACAAATGGTTGGTTTAGAGTTAACGGAGATGATGATGGCGCAAGTAACGGGTATTCTGCTGAATTTATACTAACAGGGTTAACGGCTGGTACTTCTTATACTAGATATTTTGTAGCAACTTGTAATTATGGCTCTACATTAATTCGTGCATCTTCCTCGCAAACGGGTGTATTTGCGATTAGTGATTTGCCACAGCCGTTAAGAATAAAAGTTGAAGATTTAGGAACAATAACAATTTTATCAAATCCAAATAGCTAATTATGTATAACAACGGAGACATACTACATTGCCAAGGCAAGAGCCTAATATCAAAAGGGATTCGAGTATTTACAAAATCTACAATTACTCATTCAGCTATTTATTTCGAGATTGATGGGGCGCCGTTTATTATGGATGCACAAAATGATGGTGTTAATTTACGACCGTTTAAGGAGTGGTCCGGAAAGTACAACTACGACATTATCGCAACGCCTTGGAAGTGGGAGCACGACCCGTATAAAAAAGCATTGCAAAAAAGTGGTGTTACCGGTTATGATTTCAGACTGTTTTTATTGCGCTATCCATCAAAAATAATTAAATCTGTTTTCACCCGTAAAGATGTTAAGTTGAAGCGAGTAAAAAACGAAAATGAAAAACTGATTTGTTCTGAATTTATAGCGTGGGTTATTGGTTTGGAAAATCCTCAAAATTACACACCCAAAGATTTGTATATTTTTTGTACTTTTAAGCCATGAAAGAAACACAACTGATAGTTCTAATAGTAGGTTTAGTTATTGCATTGTTACAATGGCTTTTGAAAGAAAAGATAAAAGCCTACGAAGAAAAGATTAACGCTTTAATAATTAGGTGCAATCAATACGATTTGACAATTTTAAAGTTTAATGACAAATATGCTATCATTCAGGAGAAAGTAAAGAACTTAGAGCAAAACACTAAAAGCGATCAGGAGAATATTGTTAAACTATTTGATTTGCGCTTTGATCAAATACTGAAAGAGTATGCTGAAATAAAACAAGATTTAAAAGAAATAAAACAAGATTTAAAAAACAAATGAACTTAATTGATAAATTAAAAGCGAAAACGCCACGAAGTAATAAACGCAACGGGCATATTTTAGGTAGTATAGGGACTATTTGCGCCACTATATTAGCGACTGGCTTAGTTGTTAATCCAATTGCGATTATTATACTGTCAGTAGGTAGTGCCTTATTATTACCAGCTATTAATCAACACTCAAAAACATTACGATAATGGAAACAGGAATCGAAGGAATTGCATTAATTAAAAAGTTTGAAGGGTGCAAACTAAGGGCGTACAAATGTCCTGCAGGAGTGATGACAATCGGATACGGTAATACTTTCTATGAGGATGGCAAAAAAGTACTTGCAACGGATCGTATAACACAAGCAAGAGCAGAAGAGTTGCTACTTTCTTTATTGCCTCGTTATGAAACAACGGTAAAGCGAGCGATTAGAATAGAATTAACACAGAATCAATTTGATGCATTGGTATCTTTTTGTTGGAATTGTGGAAGCTCAAGAACATTGTTTTCAAAGGTAAATTCAAAAGCGATTGACACAAATGTATGGTGGGAAACTCACTACATTACAGGTGGCGGAAAACCTTTAAGAGGTTTAGTTTTGAGAAGAAAAGCAGAAAGTATTTTGTTTAGCAAAAAATGATTATATTTGTAGTGTATTCATAACACATTATTAATTTTTTTTGTTTTAGGTTTGGAGCGGTTAATTAATTTTAACCGCTTTTTTTATGCCTAATAATCAACTACTTAGAAAATAAATGAAAAATAAAATAACATTTGTTTGTTTATTCAATAAAAGAGCCTTATATTTGTAGTAACGAAAGAAACAAACAAAAAAATAGAAATAATATGAAAACAATCCAAAGATGGTGGACAACAAAATCCACCGCAGAAACCAAAGGAGGATCATTTAACCTCGCTCTTTATTTACAATACTTAAACGCTATAACAAAATGAGATTAATCCTAATAATGACATTAATAATGTTCGCTTTCTATTTCGTGATTTTGGTTTTAAATCAAATATCTGAAATGAAAAAATCAAACCAGTGCAGAAAACGATTTAAAAAAATGATGAATGAAAAATAAAATTTATAAAGTTCGAATTGAAAACGCAGATGGTAGCGTAACGATTGAAATGACAAAAGACAAAGACGAGTACAAAAAATTATTATTAAAACAAAAAAAATGAAAGAGATTTACACAGCATTATTAGAAGCAAAAAAAGAAATTGGTAAAGCGACAAAAAACGCAACCAATCCACATTTCAAAAACAAGTATGTTGACATTAACGCACTTATTGAAACAGTTGAGCCTGTTTTGTTATCCAAAGGGTTACTGTTATTACAACCTATCGAGAATGGAAGGCAATACACTAGAATAATTCACGCCGAAAGTAGTCAAATGATTGAATCATTTATTGAACTACCAACAATCGGCACACCGCAAGGAATAGGTAGTGCAATTACTTACTATCGTAGGTACACTTTACAAAGCATTTTATCAATGCAAGCGCAAGACGATGACGGACAGCTGGCAAGCGTTCCACAACCAAAAGTAAAACCTATTGTTAACGATGCACAATTTGAGAAAGCAGTTGTAAAATACGAAACGGATAAAGATTACTTTACAAAATTGGGTGAAGCGATGACATTCACGCCACAACAACAATTAGAAATAAACGAAATATTAGCATTATGAACGAATTACAACAATTTAGAGAGCAAACAGTTAGCGAAGTAACAAATATTATTAATTCTATTATAGTTGGTGTTGATTTAGGAAATGTTAACCCCTTAGAAGCGTTTGCGGTCTTCAAAACAATGGAGAAGATATTTGAGAAAGCAAAGAAAACAGTTGATGAACTTGCAATAATTGAAGCTGAAAAATATGGTAAATCAACTTTCACTTTGAACGGTCAAAATTATGAAGTTCGTCAAGGAGCAAAACGAGTAGACTATTCAAATATCGAAGAATGGCAAATTGCTAAGGACAATCTGAAAGAAATTGAAGAAAAATACAAAGGTGTTTTGAAATTGACAGAACTAAAACAAAGCGTTTTGGATGAGAGTACTGGAGAGATTTTAAAATGTCCTACGGTTACTTTCAATAAATCTTCATTGATCGTTAAATGATTAATATAATACTTTTCCTGTTGATGTTTACAAGATGTCAGCAGGAAGATTTAACCATTATAGATGGCACGTATCACACGAATAAAGGGACAAAAAGTATTTATTTAATTAACAATTTAGAGAATGAGAGTAATAGCGAAAGTAAAATTAGATCGAATAACTAAAGGTAAAGAGTACGAAGTGCTGCAAGATAAAGAAACTACTTATTTGTTAATTAATGACAGTAATAATGGTCATGTCTATTCGGCGTCGTTTTTCGACATAGTTGAAGAAACACCTTTGCACTATGACAATTCAAACGGATCATTATATTTATTTGCAGAACAACAAAAGCTAAATCCTTGGGAGTTTGACATAATCAAACGAATAGTTAGAAGTCGTAAAAAAGGAAACTTTATTGAAGATTTACAAAAAACAAAAGTAGTAATTGATTTATACTTAAAAGAATATGACCAGAGTAGAAATAACAAATAATTCAAATGAGTTCAGAGTTGAAATAAACCATCTGTTTGATTCAGTTGAGTTTAATAAATTGGTTAACACGTATTTAGGTAGGCACGTTTACAGGAAATTTAAGATGGGCAGACCAATACAAACAAGAAATTTAAATCATTTAAAACTTATTTACGATGGATTTCGAGCAGTACCTAAAGACTAATAAATGCAACAACAAAGCACGTTTATTACACCAATTCAGAAAACAAAGTAAAAGTATATTTATACTGCTTTACGTTAGTAAATGCCGAAAAAACAGAATTTTAAAACTAATTAACGGGGTGGATTTAGCACCGTTCTATAAAAATAACGAAGATGAATAAAGAAGCAATAAAATTAAAAAGAAAGTTAGAACAGCAAAGATACATTAATGAGTATCATAGAGACGAACAACACTACCTAGAACAAACTACGTTGCTTGTTTGTCTTCAAATACCGTTTTTAGAGATAGTTGAGGAACAGTTAAAGATAAACGCTAATAGCAAACTAAAAGCATTGCAGAGAGCGTTAAAAGACTGGGTTAACGTGCCTATTTACAGCGGTGCAGATGCGGACGTTGTTCAGCAATACACGGATGCTTCAAACATTGGTTTTGAGTGTGTAGAATTAATATTAAAAAAAATAAAATAACATTTGGTTGTTTATTACAAAAGAATAGTTAACTTTACAGAAAAATAGAAATTATGGATACGACAGTAAAATACGAAGGGATTAATTTTGATTTAGTAATTGAACACGAGGAGCCTGAAGAGGAAACAGGTTATAGAGGTTGCTTCAATGCAATAAGCATAAAGATAGAAGGTTACGAGTTAATCGACCTACTAAAAGAATCAGTTGTTGAGGATCTGGAAAGACTGGCTTGGAATGATTAAATGTAAAACTTGTCGTAGAAAGAAGGATGTAACTTCTTTCTACGTTCGTTCGTATTTGGGAAAGCCTTGCACGGATAAAATGTGCAAGCGTTGCAGAAATGAATATGAACGAGTTTTAAGGGTTAAGAATGTGAAATTTAATGAAACAAGATTTGTACATTTGTTCTCGTGGGAGCTGAAAGAAGACCGAAATACTTCTATATTTCAGTTAGAAAATTTAATGAAAAGTTATGTGTATCAAAATGTTATTAGTGAGTTTAGTCACGTTGAGTTGCGCTCGTTCTCAATCAATCCACGAGATCAATATCGCAAACTTGAAAAAATCGCAAATTAAACAT